GCGACTTCAACCAATAATCGACTTACACTTCCGACTCTGTGACTTTTGGGTCGTTGTCTCCCACCTGCACATCTGCCACTGTTTCGCACCAGACTTCATAGCCTTTGACTGGCTTTCCACCAGCTTCACGTTTCATCGCATTCCACGCAAGGAAGAGAAGATCAGAGATTCCGATCTTCTCCTGCGCCTGCGAAATTGTGTTGCCCGTGAGTTTTTCCCAACGAGCCCATTCTGGCGGCTGCGCCGTATAGGTTGCAGATTCGCCGGACATGTATTCGATTGTGATTGGCAGTTTCATTGTGTGCTCCCGTTTCTGTTTTGTTTAGCTGAATGTGCCGGTTGGTGTTGTTGAGCAAAGCATCGCCCAAGAATCTGTCTGCGCATCTGGTGCGGCTCCGCCAGCAGTTGGTGCTACTGGGAACACGTTGCCGGTAAAGACTGCGCCTGTTGCAGTTGTTAAGCTGAATGCAAGTGCAGTGTTCGGAGCAGAAGTGAACGCAGTCCACATCGCTTCAAAGAGTGATGATGCAACGCCCCAATCTGCAAGAAGCTCCATGTTAAGCGTCCATTGATCATCAATGTGCTTATAGGCTTTTCCATCAAGTGTCTGATAAGTAGTAATGACTGGCGCATTGACAAGAGTGACTGAAGTTGTCTGTGCGTCATAATTAACGGTGGCAAGCGTGAATACTATGTCGCGACCGGTGACTATTGTTGTTGGCATTTCTTTGTCTCCTTAGATAGTTTCTTGTGTGTAGTAAGTGCTGACCGCGAGATCCGCCACTAGTAGATTAGATGCTCCGACTGATTGAATTGTCGGTTGTTGAACATCTCCGACAACATATCCAGTTGGCATCGCTTGCATGATGCTTATGACTAACTGTTCAAGATTATCTAGTGCTCCGGCATTGTTGTTATATGCAACGGCCGCACTGACAACCAAATTGACTTTCACGCGTACCGTACTTTTACCGATTGTCGTCGTTTCTAAATAAGGCGCATCGGGAACGATAACGCAAGCTGGTGGAATGACTGCCTCTGGCACGGTCGAATAAACTGATGCAGCTACTGATCCAAGTGCAGTGGCAAGTGTGCCTCGGATATTGGTCGCGATTGATGTTGGAGTAGGCATCTACATAGCCATCGTTGAAACATCGATGTAATTACCAAGAAGGCCAATGACGCGATTTTGAAGTGATCTTCCCATACGAAATGGCGACGGAGCGAAATCTACGCCTTCAATCTGACCGCCGGGCGCGACCACGCTCTGGAAGATTTCGACGCTGACGATGGTGACCGCCTGTTCGACTGCATCGGTACTTGCATAGAGCGTGGCCGCGTCTGCCCCAGATAGGTAAGCAACGCCGCCCGGAATTACTGGGCGAAATGTAATGTCTGCATTAGTGATTGCTGAAGTAAAGTAGAAATATGGAGCCGGATATGCGAAAGGCAAATAAGGGAATGGATCATAGTAATTTGATGTGACTGTCTGTGTTCCGTTGAATGTAGCTGGAACGCAACCTGTAACTACAACACTCTGACCAGCAACAAATGTGTTGGGCTTTTGAGTTATGTAATAGGCGACATTGTTTTGCAAATATACGGCGGCGACTGAGTTCTGATTGGCAGTCAATAGCGGCAGAATTACCTGCTCGGCTGAATCAATAATGCTTTCAAGATAATCGTTTGAATAAAGAGAAACAGAGACGCCAAGAACCTGCCGCAGACTTGCGACTGTAATGATTGCTGGCATCTCTGTTCCCTTTCGTGAGCTGCTGGGCTAGATACGGGAGCGCACCTAGCCCATGATTGATTAGGTTAGGTTGAAGCGACGAAGTCCGCCTGCAAAGACGGCTTGAGCTGCGATGTAACCGTAGAGCATGATCTCAATTTCTCCAGTTGTTGGCACGTTAGTGGCCAGCGTTAGAGCAGGAGATTCAAAGATTTCGATTGAACGTGGCTCGATAATGAATGCTGATTCATCGATTGAAGTGTTTACCATGTTGGCATCTACATAATAATCAAGACCAAGTACGTTTCCGCGAATTGATGTTGGATTAGCAGTGCCGCCAGCGTTCATTGTAGTTGGCTGAGCGTTGTAGATTGGCCGTCCAGTTGTATCAGTCGCGCCGAGCAAAGTTGCCCAGATTGAAGTACCTGAAACGAATGATGTTGCAGTGCGCTTTGTTGCACTGTAAACGGCTGGTGATTCTGTTGATACGAATGAAATCAATCCGGCTGAATCAGCAGCAGTTGCAGTAGCTTGAGTTCCGCCAGCAGTGATTTGAGCAATTACATAAGCATCAGTTGCCTGAGCATAAGCATCGCGAAGATTTGTGAGCATGATTTCATAGAATGATGGATCTGAACGATCTAGCAATTCTACTGAGTAACGCTGGAATCCAGCCTTCTTGATTACTGTCGCATTGACGTAAGCTGAAGTGATTGCAGTTGTTCCTGTTGGATCTCCGCCTTCAGCTACTGTTGCAGCAGTTGAGTTGGCAGTAATCTTAGGAATCGACACTGTCATTCCATAGGTACTTAGTGGACGTGTTCCACCGCATGCGTCAATAACTGGTCGCATAGCGTTTGTGTTAGTTGCAACGTCGCGAACGTAAGAAACTGGGCTAAAGGCTGGATTCGTTGTGAATGAATCATCTGCTGCCTTGATGTATTGACGAGAATCTTCGTTGCCAAGCGTTGCCTTGATTGAGTGTTCTAAATATGATCCACCAGAAATTACTGGTGAACGTGGTGACGTGAAATAGAGCGGACGAGCTGCCTCGGCCTGTACGACTTTGGAAGCCTCAACCGTTTCGGCTGGTGCTTCTGTGACGGTTGGAGTTGTTTCCACTTCGTTTTCTCCTTCGGTAGTTTGTTCTTCTGTTTCCACGACGGATTCAGAATCTTCTTGCTCACTAGCTGCAATTGCAACCTTTGCTGATGCTATGGCCGGATCTGTGACCAGTGAGACTTCTTTGAGCGCGCTTGCGCTAATAACTAGAACGCCATCGACGTTCTTATACTTTTCAGCCAGAACGCCGACACTAAATCCGTCGCGTAATCCGGAAGATGCCTCGACCAGACTGTCGTTGCCTGCGGTCGTATTTCCGATAGCGAATGTCGCATCAATACCATCATCGGTGACTTTGTAGCTTTTCAAGAATCCGATTGGAGATTCACGGCGATGCTCAAGTAATAATTTCGTAGTATCGCTAAAAGTAATTGATCCAGGCTTAAACATAGTTGAGCCGGCTGATGTAGAGCCCTCTTCATTCCAGGTGACGATACGTCCAGAGATTTCGCGTCTTGGAAAGTCTGTTGCCGTGACCTTGATTGAAAAGTCAAGATTCATCGGAGTTGGCTTGATTTCTTTCATCGGATCATTTCCTCTTCTAGTCGGATTTCATCGGAAGTAAGAGCTCCGATGTCATAGAGAATCTTGTAGACGTCTGCGCGCTCTTTTGCTGATCCGCGCAAGTAATCATCTAAATCAAACTTGACTTCCTGTGATGCTGGGACGAAATCATTGGCCAAGCCAGTCATTGAAAGACGCTCTTCAATGGCAGTCATAATTGGACGCAAAGAGAAGTCCAGCAAAGATTGACGCGCAAGTTGTGCGTTGGAATAAGTCATACTTGAGCCAGATTCTGCATCGACGTAATACGCCGGAATGCCTGTTGCTCTGGCTAATTCTGTTGCCACGTAAGATCTAGCTTGATTGAGTTGTAGCTTCTCTGGGTCGAATCCAAGTGTCTGCAATTCCACATCTGCGTTCAAGAATGCAGTTGAACGATTGCGACGTGATTGCCCCCAAGATTCAAGAAGCTTCGCGATGCGATCTGCTGGAAGTGCAGTGCCGTTAGATTTTAAGACCATTGTTGGAACTGGCTCGCGTGCGTACATTGTCGCAGCGCGTTCTAACTCTGCACCAGCTTTAATTGTGCGACCAGCGCGATTGAGAATGCCCTCATCGACGCCGTAGAACACTGCAAGACTTCCCACGCCATCGTATGGCACTGGAATTGAATCTACGCAGTAATATTCAATCTCTGTTCCATTTGCATTTGTTTTAATTGTGACGCGTGTTGGATCAATGCGTTCGGCACTGCGAATGCGATACGTATCGGCATACAGCTCAAGAATGCGCATATACCCGTACCCATATAGGAGCAAATCTTCGGCCAGCCAGGCATACGTTGCAAATCCTGGAACGCGTGGATCCGGTTGATTGATTACCTTTGGAACAAGTTCTACACGTGCGCCATCTGCCTTTGTGCGAACGCGAAGCGGAATCGATGCAACGCTGGACGAAATAATGTTGCGTGCTCTGGCGCATGTTGGTACGGACATAAACTCGACGCGCGATGCAGTAATGCCGGCAACGCCGTAGATATTGTAGAGAGAGCTAGTGACATTTACTGGAGCTAGAGACGCTTCAATGTCAGAAGTCGCGGCCGGAGCCGTTGTTGTGATTGTGCGAGAGAATAGACCCATGTGCGGAAGTCTAAGGCTCTCCTTTACATCTAACCGACCAGAATGTCTATCTCTGTCTCTGGGCGTGTCGCATAGAATGTGGCGAGCGCAGTGGCAACGCTGGCGCATACTGTCGTCTGGGAAGCTCTGCGCCCAATTACCCACCCGCCAT